ATCCCGTTGTGGTCACGGCTAATATACTTCAAATCGTTCTCAATTAAAGCAACTCTTTGCTGCAACTGCGTCACCTGACCAATCGAATTAGCTAAGTTAGCTAATTCGTCCCAAACGTCTTCGATTTCGTCAAAAAGATAATCCAGTTCTGACGCATTGTCCTCGACATCACGCTTTAAATTGATGTTGTCCTCAATCGCCATGCGTGAGCCGATCTGACCTACCGTCTCCTCAAGGCTGGCAATCGTAGCCGCCTGCTGAGAGACCCACCATACACCCGCCGCTAACTGAACAGCCATCGCTGCCACGAGGGCCAGAGGTAGTTTGACGTTTTCCATTACTTCTTACCACCAAAGAATTTAGTTGCTGACCGTACCGCAAAACTACTGGCTACGATTACACCCAATGTATAGCTGTACCAGTCCGGCATTGTGTCCAACGCAGCAAAACCATCTGTAACCGCCTGTTTAGCCCACTCAAATGGCAGGAAGCTGAGTATCAATGGAATAGAAAACAGAAGCACAAGATACTCGTCTTTCCACGAGTTCTGCGTACCTTGGGCCATAATCTTTTCCCAGTCCGCCTCAGATGTAGCGGCTGATTTCATAATCGTAGCTTTGGCCTCGGCCTCTACTAACTTGAGGTTTGCAGACGCAGCCTGTGCGCTTGCCTTACCTTTGAGCCAGCCGCCAGCTAGTTCAGCTACCGGACCTATCAGAGCTTGAAGCATTATTCTTACTCTCCATTGCGTTAAAACCAAAATATGCAGCGGCTATGCCGGATGCACCAATCACATACACAGCGGCAATTTCAGCCATCAGTTTCGCAGCGGTGTCTAAACCCGCCACAGAAGCCACTAGGATTACCAAAGGGTAAAGGATCATACCAGACAACGCAAACCAAGTCATGCGCCTCTGCGCGTCTCTCTTGGCGTCTGCGTCTTCCATACGGCGGCGGCGATCCTCTAGCATTATCTCATGCTCAACCGGATCGATCTTGCCATTCCCGTTCAGATCGTACTCATTCGGCATCTTCTAAACTCCTTGCGTACTCTACAGCATATCGTTTGTGGTGCGTTATTATAACAACTTTTCCGTATTTGTCATATACAACGTAATCTCCACGTTTATTTCGGTATAACCTCAAAGCAATACACCGTTGTTTGACTTGTCGTTATCAAGACTTTTGCATCCTCAAGAGCTTCTCTACACTCGTTTTCAGTAGTGAACTGATTGAGTTGATAATGCTCGATGTTGTTATTCATAACTTGAAACCAAACTAAAAACCACATCACCACTTCCCCTGACTTCTACCCATGAAATACAGCACTATCGCCAATCCTGCTATGCCAGCCAAGACAAGTACAATGCCCACGGTCCACTCTATAAGAGCGCGTTTAAGTTCTTCTTTCCTGTAAATTTCTTCTTTACGCTGCTTTCGCATCTGCGCCTCAATTTGTAAGACTTCCTCCCAAGCAGAAGGGCCGTAAGTCCACGATATGAAGCTCTTGATTTCCTTACGCATTTCAGACATTTTCTTCTTCTGCGCAAATATCTCAATGGCGCTATGAGTGTCTGATCCTTTGAACTTATACCACGGAGGGTTCTTGATCTGATCTTCAGCAAAGGCAAAATCACTGCAAGCCTTGCCCCATTGACCAAGCTGACCCGTAATATCCTGCAATTCACGGCCAACGGCAACGCCCTGCTTGATAGCGTTATAGGCGGAAGTAGCGAGGCCAACGGCTGTAATAGGATCAATCATGTTTCAACGTACCTCGCGGGACAAACGTAGAGATAGTTAACGCGAAAGACCCTGTCGTACCACAAGCCGTTGGTTGCCGTACCACAGTCGTAGTAACAGTATTGAAACAACTGGTTGCCGCCACTTGTCCACGCATGCCCGAAGGACACGAAAACAAGAACGCACAACATCAGAACTCTCCGACAAACCTCTGAGGTCGGGCTATCGGACTGAACCTAGAATTAACCGTGCCGCCAGAGGAATACTTAGTCTTTCCTGCATTGCTCAAAGCAATGGCAACCGCCTGTTTTTGCGGTTTTCCAGCAGCCATTTCGGTCTTGATGTTCTGGCTGATTACATCTTTTGATCTACCTTTTTTGAGCGGCATCTTATCCCCTCAACATCTTTTGTCGTTGCACATCAATACGATCTTGATTGGTATCGTCACGCTGGGCCGCGATGTCTTCTATGCTTTCGATACGCGCCGCGTCCGTTGCTGCACGTTGCTGCATTTTGTTCATCTCTAGCTGAATCTGAGCAGCGTCATCAATTGACTTACGCTGCAAGTCTTGCTGCTTGACTCCAAGTTCTTGCATACGGATCTGTACCAACGGATCTTGCATAGGATCCGGGCCTTGCGGAGTAATTTTCGGCATCAAATCGTTCATCAACTGCATTTCTTGTAAGGCGACCATCTTTTCGATCTCCTCTGGGTTCTGCATCTGCTGCTGTACTTCCATGATCTGCTGCTGTGCCGTTTGCGGGTCAACCGCTCCAGATTGAGCCATCAACTGTACTTGAGATATCAAGCCCTGAATTTGAGTCATAACCATTTCACGAGCCTTTTTAGAGATGTGCTCCTGAAGGTGCCCCAGTAAAGTTCCCATGACCTGTGGCGAAGTCATGACGAGAGGCGTCTTCATAAACATAACGTGAAGCTCGATATGTGCATCGTGATCCTGACCATCAAACGCCATTAACAACTCACCCGTTAAGGCGCGAGCGTTTTCAATCAAAGGATCAAGCGGCTGCGGCTGCGGAGGAGGAGGCAATATCTCGTCAATGTTCTGTACCTCTAGAGCCTGATACATCCGACGGAACGCTGCGTGTAGGTTGTGTAACTGCGGGTTCGACTGAGCCAGCTGTAGCTGCGTTTGAGCAAGCGTAACGCGCTGCGCCATAGAAAATATATTTGGGTCGCTTACTGGAATAACATCAACACGTCCGTCGAAGTCTGCCGCCATAACTGTGCGATCTCCACCCGCCACATCGTATGGGTACTCTTGTGGGAGATTGTCACGGAAAATTCTAGCTAAGACACGAAACTCGTTCTTTTGCGCATAGTGCAGCCGTTTGTGAATAGCAGACATAACCTTCATGCCTCGCTCTAACAGAGCCACAGTGGTCCCTACAGGGGCCTCCTGGTTCATGTTTGAGGACTGCTGGTCTGCCAGTGACACAAAACGTCTTCCGTTGTCCACAAGCATCCCTAGAAGCTGTCCTAGCGTTGCAGAGGGCTCTTTGTACGGAAGTGGAATAATCGCGTCTCTGATGTTGCCGCCAGGAGCGTCAATGTCACGCCACTCTCCAGGTTGTAAGGGTTCGTCGTCGTTACGAACCCTTACGCCCCGAGCCTTGAACCCAGCTGGGAGGTTTGCTAGGGTCCCGGCGTCGATCAACTGGCGAAGAATACTTGTAGCTGCACGGCCCAAACCACCAATCATGTGGATCAAACCAAAGCCATAGAACCCTAGACCAGGCATAAACTTGTAGTGCACGAAATACTGCTGCTTTTTAGCTAGACCTGCATCTTCTTCAAAATTACGACGGATCGACAGTATTTCCCCAGAACCCTCATCAATCGTCACAATGTATGGCAGCGCAATACCCGTAGGTTCTCCGTCAGGAGACATGTCCTCGAACCCTTCAAGGTCTAAGTCAACATGCATCTCCAGAATTGTATAGACATCGTCAGTGTACCCCTTAGAAGTGCCCTGCAGTTCGTCTACTTTTTTACGGACCTCGTCCTCGCCCTCTTCGTACTTACTGACCTCAACATCACGATAGAATCCAGCAATCTGCATCTTGCGCAGTTCATTGGCATCCATCCGTAAAACATGAGTAACACGCGCCGCTGTTTGCAGATCAGACGCTGCATACGAAACAACCAAGTCTTGAGCGGGAACAAACTTAGCAACCGCTCGTTGCTTCGCCTCGTCAAAGTAAATTTTCTTAAAACAAGACCCCGACAGTGGTAAATAAAACAAAAGCTGATCCATGTCCGGATCGAACTCTTCCATTACTTCCATGATCTGGTAGTTCATAAAGTCCTTGACTCGCGCTGCCTGCTCCTCACGAGCCGGATCCTGCATACCAAGAACTTGAGTTTGAACAGGGCCACCTGCAGGAAGTAATTCTTTATACGCCTGTGCCTGAAACTGAGTAACACTCTCACTAATTAGCGGATGCGTGACTCCAGAAGCTCCTTCAAACGGGACAGTGCGCTCTTCATACTTAACTCCAAGCTGATCCAAGCCTTTTGTGTAAGTCTCTTCCCACTCTGAACGAGACTCCATGTCATCTTCAAAAGACGCCCTAAGATCTGACGAAATTTCCCCAAGATAAGCCTCATCTAAAAACTCCGCTAAGTTGTCATCATGCGCAGGTTGAATCATAGATTCCTCCATTGCAATCATCTCTTCAAGACTTCGAACTAATGCGCCGCCCTCACCGTCGTCAACAACTTCAGCCCCATTAGGAAACGTCTCCATCGGGGCCTCAACTGGGACCTCAACCGACGCTTCGTTCGGAATCATGTCCTCGGGACGAATCCCTGAATCTACAAGAGGTGGCAGTGCCATCAGTAATACTCCCGTTTACGACGATAATCGTCGTGTTCTTCTTCCTCGCCAAGCAACGAAACGAAACCGCCCTGCCTGAAACGCATCAGTGCTAACGTCATGCTATCACAAAAGTCGTCATGATCGCCATTAGGAAATGAAACTACTTCTTCGATAACTTCATCCGCAAACTTCTTGTCGTTTGGTGCCCATACT